GTACACGTCTGTAGAAATCTCAGCCCAACCGTCAGCGCCTGGGATGTGTTGCGACAAAATGTCATGAGCTCTTAAATCCATAATTCCTCCTTGGAATTGTTAGTCGGAGCAGGTGAAAGGAGAAAAGTCCTACTCCGACCAACAAACCTGTTTCTTATGCGCCGAACGCAAGCACCTTAACCGAAATAGCTGATACGTCGGTAGTTGATGGTACTTGAACCAATGCGCCAGTAGCCGCAGTCTGACGGTACAGGAGGATCTTGGGGGATGACGTAGAGCCATCCCACTGAGCAAGATATCCCGCACCAGCATCTACAACTAGATGGTCAAGACGTACCAAACCAAGATCAAGGAGAGCAACTGCCTCACCTCCGGTAGCATATGAGCTATCGAAAGTGACGGTTGCAGTCGTGATCTTACGGTTTCCTGGTACTTCAGGACCTGTGTTGATTACTGTAGAGGCTGCCATCTTAGATCGTTGTCTCCGTGAGATCCTTGATGACGAAGTTAGCGTTGCGCTGCTTACATGCGAGTTCTGCGTAGCAAGTGAGAGTTGCTTCGTAGGCATCGGTGTTTGCAACACGGTTCATTACAGCACCGTCAAGATCCATGAAGTTCCAGCCTTCTCCAACCTGGTGGAACACCATACTCTCAGGCGAGATGCCATAGAGACGGTTGTTCGGGCAGTCGAAGTCTGCGTAGAGTGTGGTTGGACCTTCATCACCCTGTCCGGAGACTGATGGTGAGTAGTACTGAATACCAGCGTAGCCGCCCTTGAGCTGCGTCTGCTCCATGTTTCGCTTGAGCGAAAGGAACAAGTTAGCAACTGACATGTGAACGCCTTCTGCAGAAACGAGAAGCGAAGGCTTCTTGCCGCTGTTGATGAGGGTCTTCATGATTGCACCGGTAATAAGAGTTTCGGTAACTGCACGGTTTGTACCACCGTTGCTGTTTACGTAGCTCTTCCACTTTGGCTGGCTTGATGGGTTGATTGTGTGGAGGACTGCAGAGTCATCAATGATGGTCTGAATACCTGTCAATTCAATCTGTCCGTCACCAGGAGCACCAGTGTTGCTTGAAGCACCACCTGCGCCGGCACGGAATACGAAGTGCGACGAGGTTGTGGTTACTGCAGCACCAGAAATGGCAATGGTCTTGTTGGTTTCGTCAACCGATGTAATGGTACGAGCAGATGCAACTGTTGTTGGAGCAGCTACGGTACCAATGTCAACTACCATGCCACCATCAAAGAAGAGGTTGCGGAGGGCAGTTGTTCCGGTGGTTGAGGCCAAAACGACGGTTGTTGCTGAAGATGTTGTACCACACTGAGCGATAACACCGTTTGATGTACCCCAAAGTTGACGGTTAACGTCCTTCATTGCGTCCTTACGGATGCCTTGCATTTCAGCATCAAGTGCGTCAACGAATGCACCACGATCGGTAACAGCCTGGCGGATGGTTGGGCCACTCAACTGGATGCGACCATAGACGTAGCGAACTGGTACGGGGACCGTTGCGTACGCTTGGTTACCTGCTGTTGGTAGCGTTGCATTTTCGCTGCGAGCGCCGACACCGGACGAACGACCGAGGTGGAGCGCATGACGGGCGATACGGCCCGTGATTGTGTCACGACGGGTTTCAATCTGTGAGAGGAGAAACGTAGCTTGGTTTAATTGATCGATGTAATCCTTATAATCGTCTTTGAGGATTGCATCAACTGTGGAAAGGCTTGCGGGCACTTTATTTACTTCCTTGTTGAAGATAGGGGGTTGTTAATTGGTTTTCACCAACCATCGGCTGATCGTTGTTACTCCGTAACATAGAACTGCTTGACTTCCGCCAATTGCCTAAAGGTTGAATAGGTTTTACATCGCCTTATCCAAGGCAATACATTAATTGTATACCTTATATGTGTCGTGTCAAGTAACCTAAATACCAGACTGGTTTAGTCGGGCCATTGCTTTGTCACGAGGACTCATATTTGCGGCATTCATTTGTGGAGCCATTCCACCGTTTGGTGCGGCAGATGGCATACCTGCAGATGGATTTTGCCGGCGTGAAACAATTGATTGTGCTTGTTGAAGGATTTGATTCTCAACATCGGAAATAGCTGCAGCCAAATCAAGGTCTGGGCGATTCTGTGCGGCACTGATTGCAGCTACGGCCAATGGGCTGTTAGGGTCATATCCAGCGTCAATCAAAGTTTGCTCAATTTCATATTCGTATTGAGTAACAACTTGTTCGTGTTGAAACGCCTGCATGCGCTCCTCAACCATCATTTCAACTTGTTCGGGAGTCATTCCCTGTTGACGACCTTCATAAACGGTTTCAGCCATAACGTCTTCCTGTGTTTGGCCCTGTGAGTTAACACCGGCAATTTCATAAAATCGGTCACCAGCAAGGGTTTTGGCGTTTTCAATCATCCAGTTAATTGCTGTATCTTGATCACCATTAGCCCATGCTTGAGCAAAACCTTGTACTGCTTGTGCGTCGTCTGGGTGCATATTGTCAAAAACTTGACGAATTGGCTTGTAGCGTTCCCGTTCCCGAATACGATCCTGAACTTCAGAACGATACCGCTCTTCCCAGTTAGCGTCTCCACCAGTTTCTGCCGGTGCTTCTGCCGGTGCTTCTGACGTTACGTAGTCAGTATAATTTGTCTCTTCTGTGCTCATTGCATTCCTCCGTTACTAAAATAACTGTTGTTCCATCATACCCGCATCTTGCGGATTTTCTGGCATTCCCATTGCTGCTTCTTCTTCAAGCATTTGAGATTCTTGTTCCATACCATTTTCTGGTATTGGAAGACCTGTGCCGGCAGTCAATGCTGCCATGACTCCTGGGTCTTGCATTTCACCCATTGCTGCTTGGTCTGATTGAGCCATCATTGCGGCTGTTTCGTTTGCCAAGTACTGCATGTGGGCCATTACGTGCATATCAAGCATTTGCTTCATCTGAGGATCAGCAAGCTCGTACGCAGGTGACTTACGTTGCGTGTTGTGGACTTGAATATGAGCGTCGTGAACGTCAAAGTCTTCAGGAACAACAGGAACGCCCTGCATAAGCAAACCATTTTCCCATTCAGCTTTAGCAATATCTGGGTCCATGCGAGACAAGAACTGTTTTGGATCCGGCAAGTCAAGCATTTTGCTGATCGAACGAGCGTCGATGTTTTGGAATACTAATGGGAATTGCTGTGCAAGGTTCGTAATCATTGATTGAGTAGCAATCTTACTGCGTGGCATTGTTGCATCCATTGGCACAATAACTACTGGTTGATCATCAATATCTTTTGCGGTCCATGAAATTTCATGAGGAACGCCATGTTCTGTCAATAACATAACTTTTCGCGTAATGTTGTTTGACTCTGCATTCATGCGATACAGCTTCAAAGTCATTTCTGCAATTTTTCCCCAACCATAAGACTGGTCTTTGGCCATAGGTCCAAGAGGTGTATCGTCTTTTTCAGCCAAAAGCGACAAAGCTAAACCGCTGTTACGGTCACCAGGAGCTTCACCACGAGTTGTTTGGTGAGTGTGAAAAATATCGTCAAGCTCTGCTTCAAGGAATTGAGCTTCGTTTGAAATCCAACGAGGCACTTCAGGTGCGGTTTGCCAGTGTGGTTCACCAATCTCGCTGTTGTATTCCATAATGTCAGCAGGGTCAATAGTAATAGCGTCTGCGTCGTCAACAGAACCTACTGGAACCATTAGACGAGCATTGGCAGCCTTACGCATGTGTTCAAGAATTGTTGAGCGAGCACGGTTGTAAGCGTATTGAACGTCCCTCGCCGGCGTTAGAAGTGTATGTCCAACCCAACTGTTAGGAATCTTATTCTGCCTAAACAAAGAAATGTTGAGGTGCTTAAACGGGAAAGGCCATTCGTCTTCTTGTAGAACAACTTTGCCGTTGACTACATGTACCACGCATCCCGGACCACGAGAGGTGGGTCTTTCATAGTATACATAAACAAGCGTCGTTTTTGGTGGCGCTCCTCCGGGACGGCGCAAAAGAATGCTGCGATGCCTAGAAGAAAGCATAGCTTCAGCGTCAGCTTTAGGAAGTTCTTCAAGGCCGTACCTCTCTTGTACTTGTTCTGGTGGAAGACTTGTGCATCTGATCCACCAACGAGCGTCATGAACGTTCTGAGAACCAGGCTCAAGACTAAATTCATTGATTCCTAGTGGTGTCAATCTGACACCGCCTACAGGAACAGAAATTTGTGACATAGGATCTAGTAAGAACTCTTCACCCTTATCTGGGTCCCAATCAACAGCAACGGCAGCAGCACCACCAAATAGGGTTTGTAGAAGAGCCATTTCACGAATGTCTTCCCAATGGTTGTGACGCTGTTCACCCATAAGCAAATGTTCTTGAAGTGATTGCCGGCGCATGGAACTATCATCCATGCCTGATGGCTGAACTTCCCAAATTAGCTCAGAGCGTGTAAGACGAGCCAAAAGGCTGCGAGTACGAGGACCATACTTATCGACAGTAATACGGGATCCACGTTCAGCTTCGTTAGCGTAATCCAGCTCTTGAACAATGTTACGAGTAAAGTCCCACCAAATCCATTGGTGAGAAGCATAATACGACGCATTCATCCAATAGTCACGTCGTTCTTTTACAAGATATTGATCCGATACTTGCCAAAGGTCAACAATTTTAGAAGCTTCTGGCGGTGCCCAAGGTTTCACGGTGCTACACCTTCAGATGGAATACGCCAAGTGTGGTAATCATCATCTTCTTTTTTTGGTTTCTTAGCAGCAGGTGGCTGTCGTTCAGCACGAACCATAGCAGTAAAGTCACCTGTGTGCCTAGATACTGCCATTTGTGTTAATCTCCGGTTCTCTCGAACAAGCCAAATTACGACACCCATATTACCGAGCGCCACTACAGCTAACCATATCATATTTCAACCTCTTTTGGAGCAGCAACTTTGAAGGATTTCTTAGCTGGAGATTCTTTTGGAGCCTCTGGAATTGAGTTAACTACACGAAGAGCAGACTCTAATTCTTCAATTCGTTCCGTTAGCCTGATATTGGAATCTGCAAGTGTTTGATTCATGTCAGCAAGGGTCGATGTAAAGCCAGCAGCCGTAAATTCAATATTGCGTGAAACAGACACCATGCGAGCCATTTCCATGGCGCAGTCTGCACAGATGTAGAAACGAGAGTTAGCCGATGGATTAACGTCATCTGGGCTATTGAAATGATCTAAATCAATACCGGTATCAATAGTGGGTGTGCTAATGCCTCGACACATCCAACAACAACCGGGCAAATAAAAATAATTGTCAACGAGTAACATTAATGCTTCCATCCTTGGGCTGGCTTACGTTTGCCCATTCTGTCTAATTTTTCCATATATCGCTGGACTCTTCCTTCTGCACCTTCATTATACTTCTGGAATGAGCGTTTTTGGACTTCATAAGGTCTGCAGCCTAACAAATATCGCAAAGCGTCAACTGCGTGATCTTCGTCTCTTGTTTCTAAATCTTCAGGATTGCTATGAGCGTGACGCATTAGTGGCAAAGTACGTACCAAGTTAAAGCAATTGTCAAAGATTTTAAGTCGTATAACACCGTCAATAGGTGAAGGGGCCATGTAACGCTTGACATTCTGCCATCCACCAACACGTTGGTTTTTAGCCCTCTGACACACAACACCGTTAGTTTGGTACTGTCCAGCTACAGTTGTACCCGTACCACCAGTATTACTAAAGGTAGAAGGGTCAATAACGGTCATAGCGATTGTTTCTGCTTTTCCATGTTCGTCAACAGATAAGGACTTAATCTTCCGGGCCTGTTCTGCCGCAGTGAGATTTTTATCGTACGCCTCCCGATATATATACATAGTACCGTCTGCAGGATCGACCGCACCCCATAAGCAACAGAACGGGTTTGCAGTGCCAAAGTCGATGCCTCGATATTTTTGCCACGTTTCCGGAATGGCAAACCTGGGTACGACGTGAATGTTACGTTGAAATTCCACGAAGTACTGCCCCGTAAACGTGTCCCAATCGCCCAAGAGTTTTTGGCGGCGCTCTGTTTCAGGGAGCATCGAGAGGTGTTTTTTGTAAGTTGGGTCAATATGTGGGTTGTCGACAACAGTTGACGGGACAAATGCGACGACAAGGTGCGTATTGGGGTCATGGTCGATTTCAAGCTTTTCAAGTTCTTCAAGATCATCGGGGATTTCAACCAGCTTTACAATAGGTGGATCCTCAAATCCATTAGATACATCATAGACCACAATGTATTTACCGTATTGTGTAGGCCCTACAAGCATTTGATACAAAAACGTATGTCCACGGTCACCGGGGTTTGTGGCAAACATAACGTGGGTACGAACGCCACTTGCTGCCATTTTTTTGCTGGTACGCAAACGACCAGAGATCATGAGCATTTGATACGGGGTAAACTGAGTAGCTTCGTCGAAACCAATAAAATCGTATTCAGCAGACATGAATTGTCCAACGTCTTCGTCACGAGAACAATAGCCGTATTCAATAATGCTTCCATTGCCATACCACCAAGCTTTAACGTTGTCTACGGAGCGTAGGATTGCGTCTACAACCAACTGTGCGTAGCGTACCTGTGTACGAATAATAAGCGAACGACGTAGTTCTGGCAGCGATGTACGAATCAACAGGCTTCTATGGCCCGGATACATAAGGCTTAATTGGTGTACGTGATAGGCAAGAAGCTCTGATTTACCACCGCCGGCTGCACCACCGTATAAAAGCCAGTCAACCTTCTTTAATAACGCATTAGCTCTTAACTGGCGCTCGTTACCCTGCAAAGACCATGCGGACATGTCTTCTTCAAGTAGCTTGAGATATTCATCCTGCTCTCTTGTAGAAAGTTGGTTAAACTCTTCATCTGATAACAGATGGCTCATGCGTCACCAGCAACAGCCCTTAAACCACCCTCAACACGACGTTTAGCCTCAAGACGTAGTTCTTCCAACCTTGTTTGACGAGTTTCCGGGGTTTCATTCTGTGTACCGGAAATAGTAGTAGCCTGGTTCATTTCAAGACGAAGAATGTCATGCCAGATCTTTGCGATCTTAGTTGCCTCTTCAGCGTTCTTGATTTCCCATTCGCCACCTAAAACACGCAAAGCGTGGTCCATCATGATACCAATAGCAAGTTTAGGCAGATCTTCTCTGTCAACACCTTCAGCAATCTTAGACATACCAAGCTTTTTAAGCTGTTCTTGAGCTGTGACAATTTCCTTGCTATAGCCAGCACGAACGTGTTTTTCACGCCTTTTGTTCTCTTCACGTGCTATTGTGGCTTTTCGAGCGTTATCTCCAGCGGTTTCTGGAGTAAAAGCATGAGGCATCAATCTGTCGATTCTCTGCTGTCTTAGCTTTTCTTCTGGTGTTTCTGCCATGTTATTCCGATTGAGCTGATTGCTCGTAGATGTTTTTCCAAATTTGCATTGCTAGTTCTGAAACACCTTGGATAGCTGCATGTTCTTCTGTACTTATAGTTCCAGCGTCATATGCCATTTTGCCTAGGTTCATCACATAGGAACACCCCATAAATATAGCAGACGCTATATGTTCAGGTAACGGATCAGGCCAGCCTGCAGACAGTAAACCAGCCAAAGCTTGGGCTGAAATAGCCGAATCCGGAGCGGGAACTGTTGAGCTAAGCAGCAATTTTGTTTGTTTTGGTGTTTTGTATTCTGTCATTTTATTTATCAATTTCTGAGATTTCAGGTTCGAATGGTACTCCCAATTTGATTGCCAAAGACTCAATCTCTGGCCAAAGGAAGTTAAAAGCGTCTGTAACGATTGTTCCGGTTGATTCCCATCGCTGTTCGTAGATCTCTTGAATTTCATCATCGGAAATTCCTGGTTCATCTTCGTACTCTGCAAGCT